GGTATGGACTCATCGCATGGTTGGCAAATTCTTCCGTTCTAAACAGAAGCATCAAGAATTCAACTATCTGCCAGAATATGCTTTAAAAGAGCGAAACACTCTACATCACACTTCGAAAGCTCTGAATACACTCAGAAAGAATGCAGAACATCGAGTAAAAATCAAGAATCAGCCCTTGAATCTGACATTTGACATGCTACAGATCGTAGCAGATATCGTAAAGTCTGGTGTCAAGAACAAGCGATCTGTATTAGCAGAATGTGACAAACATCCTAAGTTAATAACCTTAGTAAAAGAGACTAATTCTACCCCATTAGATTACAAAAATGCACAGTGTAAGATCGATTTTGACAAGTTTGGTTACAGTAAGATGGACCGTTTGCTTGCAAAATATGGGTATAACAACTGGAAACATTTCGTCAAAGAAGTAGATAACTTCAATCATCGTGTTGTCAAAATCACTAAAGTTGCAAACAGAGACACAGGTACTATCACTATCGATGGTTATCACAAGTGGCATGACTATCATACTTTTGCTATTGAATCAGGCATCTTCGTCAAAAACTCAATGAACGAAGACTACTTCTTCCCAGTCACCGCAGACGGACGCGGCTCTAGTGTAGAAGTCATGCCTGGCGGTCAAAATCTGGGCGAAATCGATGATCTTCGATATTTCAATAATCGCCTGGCCCGCGGCCTGCGCGTTCCTAGCTCATATTTGCCTACTGGTCCAGATGATAGTGATCGTACTTTAAGTGATGGCAGAGTTGGAACAGCCTTGATTCAAGAATATCGCTTCAATCAATACTGTGAAAGATTACAGAATTACATGGCAATGAGGCTTGATGAAGAATTCAAGCTATTTTTACGCTGGAGAGGATTCAATATTGATAGCGGATTGTTTGCCATATCATTTAATCCACCTCAGAATTTTGCAGCTTATCGTCAAAGTGAACTCGACACCACAAGAGTACAGACATATACCACAATGGAATCTCTGCCTTATATAAGCAAGCGATTTGCTTTACAACGTTTCTTAGGTCTATCTGAAGAAGAAATTGCCAAGAATGAGAGAATGTGGAACGAAGAAAACAAGAAAGACCAGGTTGAAGAACCAAAAGGCAGCGATCTTCGTAGTATTGGAGTCAGTCCTGGCGATATTCAAGCTGATACTGAGTTAGGTCAAGAACTGCAAGCTGAACCAGGTACCGAAGCAGAATTAGGTCCCGAAGTAGTAGGCCCAGTTAATGCAGAAACTCCTGGTGGTACTCCACCTCCAGGCGGTGCAGCTCCAGGAGCGGGTGCGGCCGCCCCTTCGGCAACAACAGGTTCTCCGCCAGTATAAGATAAATACTTTCATGTTTTTATCAGAAATGTTTAATCCACCTGTTGCTGGTTATCAAGATGTTAACGATGATAACAGTAAACCTACGTGGAGAACCAGTAGAAAAACCAAATTGACTCTAGCTCAAATCAGAAAGCTACGTCGTATGATGGACGTTCGTCGCTATGAACGCAGCCAGCATTTGACAAAAGTCCGAGATCAATACGGCGCAAATAAGCAACAAGCAGCCGGCGGACTTGGCATTTAGTGCAAAAATCTCTCAAATCGCAAAAAAATAGCACTTATTGAGCTATTTTCAGAGATACTCAATAAATATCTCTACACAAAGCCATTTACCAAGGAGATTTACAAATGGATCAAAAGAAATTTGAAAAGCTCATTGATCTTATCATCAATGAAAATGAAGATCAAGCTCGCGAATTATTCCATGAAATCGTAGTGGAAAAGAGCCGTCATATTTACGAAAGCATCATGGACGAAGAAATGATGGCTGATGGCGAAGGCCACGGCATGCACGGTCAAGTTGGCGACCTAATGGACGAAATCTCTGTCGAAGAAGAAGGCATGTACGAAGCCGACGGAGAGATGGAAATGGACATGGAAGTTGATGGCCCAGAAGGCGAAATCGAGGCTGGCGAAGTATTCCCAGTTCCTAACCAGATGTCTGATGTCAGCGATAGCGACGACGATGACTTAGAAGCTCGCGTAGAACGTGCAGAAGACAAGTTAGACACCATCATGGCAGAATTCGAAAGAATTATGGGCAAAGATAGTGACGAAGAAGACATGGATGTAGAAGTCGATGACGAAGACGAAGAAGAAGAAGACTTCGACGATGAAGAAGAAGAAGAAGAAGAAGAAGACACGGAAGACGAAGACGAAGTGATGGAAGCAGTCCAACTTCAAAAAGTTGCCGTACATCATGGCGATAATGGCTCACAGACAAGAAGCACTGTAGCAGCAAATTCAGGCGCAAAAGGTATGGACAGCAAACCAGTAAAATTCTCTGGTCATAACGAAGCTGTACCTAATGGTCCAAAAGCACCAAGCAATTCTTATACCAAGGGTGAAAAAGAAGTTCCAGGCGCAGGCTCTTTCAAGAACGTTCCAGGTGGCAAAGCAAAGGTTGCCTTAAATGCTGCTCCTAAGCCAGTAACCAAAGACGCATCTGCCTATCGCAAAAGCCCAGTGGCTAAAGGCTAATAGAGATAACTTGGGACAATGGCTTTGTATCTAAGAGAAAACCTAACATTCGACCGCGCTAATATCGTGGTCGAATCAGTCAAGGAAGATGGGGATCTGAAGACCCTCTACATGAGGGGCATATTTATTCAGGGCGGGGTAAAGAACGCAAATGAGCGTGTTTACCCCGTCTCTGAAATTGAAACAGCAGTTGGTACACTCAACAAGCAGATTCAAGAAGGGTATTCAGTTCTAGGCGAAGTTGATCATCCAGATGATCTTAAGATCAATCTTGATCGCGTCAGTCACATGATCACTAGCATGTGGATGGATGGTCCAAACGGATTTGGAAAATTAAAGATTCTGCCTACTCCAATGGGACAATTAGTCCGAACAATGTTGGAATCAGGCGTAAAACTAGGGGTGTCCAGTCGTGGATCAGGAAATGTCAACGATCAGGACGGAAAGGTAAGTGATTTTGAAATAATCACAGTCGATATTGTTGCTCAACCTAGCGCACCAAACGCATATCCAAAAGCAATTTATGAAAGTCTCATGAATATGAAGAACGGTCATAAAGTTTTGGATATTGCCAGAGATGCTAGAGGCAACAAAAAAGTAGAAAAGTTCTTAGCTGAGGAAGTCAAACGCCTCATCACGGAACTTAAAATCAAATAGAGGAACGCATAATGTTAGATGCTATCAAACCACTACTTGACAGCGGATTAATTAATGAAGATGTCTCAAACGAATTGAACAAAGTTTGGGAATCAAAGTTGACAGAAGCCCGTGATCAAGTTCGTGCAGAACTCCGTGAAGAGTTTGCACACAAATATGAGCATGACAGAAGCGTGATGGTCGAAGCTCTAGATAAAATGGTAACAGACCATCTTTCAACTGAAATTGCAGAATTTCATGAAGAAAGAAAGGCAATGAATGAAGATCGCGTAACGGCAAAGATCAAGCTCACTGAGAGCGCCACAAAGTTTAATGATTTCATGGTCAAGAAATTGGCTGAAGAAATTCGCGAACTGCGTGCTGATCGCAAGCTTCAGATGGAACACCAACAGAAGCTTGAAAAATTCATCGTACACGCACTTGCCGGTGAGATTAAAGAATTCTCAACGGACAAGCGTGCAGTAGTTGAAGCCCGAGTCAGATTAGTTGCTGAGGGTCGTCAACAATTGGAAGCTCTCAAGGCTAAATTCGTCACAGAAAGTGCCAAGAGACTGAATCAAATTGTTACCAATCAATTAAAGGGTGAGCTATCACAGCTTAAAGAAGATATTACAGCAGCTAGAGAAAACAACTTCGGTCGCAAGTTATTCGAAGCATTTGCAAGTGAATTCTCAACAACTTATCTAAACGATAAAGTAGAGACTCGCAAGCTAGTCCAGAAACTCGCACAGAAGGAAAATCAACTAGCTGAAGCTGCTAACAAGATCGCGCAAGCAGAAAAGTTAGTAGAAACAAGGGATCGTGAAGTTCGCATTATCAAAGAATCAACTCAGCGTTCAAAGGAACTAGGAAAGCTCCTAGCTCCATTAAACAAAGAGAAAGCTCAAGTAATGCAAGCTTTGCTTGAAAGCGTACAAACTGCAAAGTTAAAGTTCGCTTTCGACAAGTATTTGCCAGCAGTTTTACATTCAGGTTCAGAGAAGGCAGCAAAAGCTGTTCTATCTGAAAGTGTAGTTGAAGTTACTGGTAACAAAACTGCCAAAGTACCAGCTGAAGTCGAGACAGATTCAAACAATGTGATCGATCTGAAGCGTCTGGCAGGGCTATAATAGACATAATTAGGAGATATTAGAATGTCAAAAGTACTATTAGAAAGCCGTTGGGACGAAACCAGGGAAGCCCTACTAGAAGGCTTAAAGGGCAATCGTCGTTCAACGATGGGTGTGATTCTTGAGAACACACGTAAGGCACTACTGAAGGAATCTTCAGCAGGCACAACAACTGCTGGTAATATCGCAACTCTAAATCGCGTTATTCTGCCAGTTATTCGTCGTGTTATGCCAACAGTTATTGCTAACGAACTAGTCGGCGTTCAGCCAATGACTGGTCCAGTTGGTCAGATTCATACACTACGTGTTCGCTATGCGAATTCATTGACTGACAATTCAGCAGCACAGACCTCTGTTGTTGCTGGTGAAGAAGCTCTAAGCCCATTCAAGATTGCTCAGGCATATTCTCGCACAAAGAGCGATGTCGGATCATCTGACTTCTACACTGGTGCAGATACTGCATCACTTGAAGGCAATGGCGGCAAGCAAATCAGCGTTCAGATTCTACGTCAGGCTGTTGAAGCCAAGTCACGTAAGTTGCAAGCTCGCTGGACATTTGAAGCTGCACAAGATGCGCAATCACAGCACGGTATCGATGTCGAAGCAGAAATTATGGCTGCTCTCGCACAAGAAATCACGGCTGAAATTGACCAGGAAATTCTCCTGTCACTACGCACTCTTGCTGCAACTGAATTCACATACAACCAGGCTACTGTTTCAGGTACAGCCACATACGTTGGTGACGAACACGCTGCTCTAGCTGTTCTAATCAACCGTGTTGCTAACTTGATCGCACAGCGCACTCGTCGCGGTGCTGGTAACTGGGCTGTTGTAAGTTCAGCAGCTTTGACTGTTCTACAGTCAGCAACAACTTCAGCATTTGCTCGCACAACTGAAGGTACATTCGAAGCCCCAACTAACACTAAGTTCGTTGGTACTTTGAACGGTGCAATGCGCGTATTCGTTGACTCATATGCCCCAGACACCACACCAGTATTGGTTGGTTACAAGGGTTCATCTGAGACAGACGCTGCCGCGTTCTACTGCCCATACATCCCATTGATGTCAAGCGGTGTTGTACTGGATCCATCCACCTTCGAACCAGTCGTAAGCTTCATGACACGTTACGGCTACATCGAACTCACTAACACGGCCTCAAGTTTCGGCAATGCTGCCGATTACGTCGGAGAAATAGCCGTGCAAAATTTGACCTTCCAATAAGAATTATTCTTATTTCGAGGTTCGATTTAGAAAGGGCACTTCGGTGCCCTTTCTTTTTATTTGACTAATTTTGTTAAGTATATTATAGTGTGATGTAAGTAATTTGTCAAGAGAAGCACATATGAATGAAAAAGCAGACATACAAAAACTGATCACGGATCATCCAAAAAACTACGTAAAAATGATTAAAAACAGATCAAATCTATGGGAATGGGTGGTAGACAATACTAAAATTCAAAGCATCAATTCCGCAGAAATGATTTATTCCGCGATTCATCAGCAGTCTAATGTTTGTTCGTTGGGAAAAACCAAAATTTGGCGAGGTAAATCACAAGGCTGGGGATTTTGTGGCAGCGCCGCGAAGTGTGATTGTGCAAGAAAAAGCGTTTCTGCCTCAGTAAAACGAGCCAAAGCGCGATTAACTCCCGAACAAATTGCTTCATCCAATAAAAAGCGCGAAGAAACCAATTTTGAAAAATGGGGAGTAATGAATACGGGACAACTTTTGCAAGCTAAATCGTCACATCAGAAATTTTACAAAGATTCCGAAAAAGTAAAAAATGCTACAGAAAAAAATAAAGCTACTAAACTAGCCAAATGGGGCAAGGAAAATTACAACAATTCTGCCAAGACGCAAAAAACAGTTCAAAATAAATGGGGAGTTCAAACAGTTCTTCAACTTCCTTCTGTGCGTCAAAAAGCAATAGAAACTTTTCAAAACCGTAAAAATAATAATTCTTTTTTAATTCAAGGTAGAGATCGATTTGCAAAATACGTAGATGAACGATATGGCTTTACTCTTTTAACGTCTGTCGATAATTATCAGGGAATCGTACAAAAAAATGCGCATAGTTTCAAATTTAGATGTAATAAATGTGACACAGAAATAACTAAAAAGTTTTATCACTCAGTGGGTTTACGTTGCGATGTATGTGATCCCTTTACTCCTTCGTGGCGCAGTAACGAAGAAAATGAAGTTTTCGAATATATTACTAAAGATTTAGGAATCACTGGTAAGCAAGGTGATCGATCTCTTATAAACCCATGGGAACTAGATATGCTTTTTCCTGATCATAAAATTGCCGTAGAATATTGTGGTTTATACTGGCATAGCGAAGCGAGTTCGGGTAAAACTAAAGACTATCATCAAAATAAAATGAATTTGGTGGAAAAATTAGGTTGGAGATTGATTACCATATTTTCTGACGAGTGGACGTTCAAAAAACAGATAGTAAAGTCACGTTTAAGACATATATTTCAGATGTCTGCTAGAAAAGTTTACGCCCGCTCTTTAAAGGTGGTAGAATTGAATAGTAAAGATACTTCCACTTTTTTAAATGAATATCATCTGCAAGGAAAAACTGGCGCTATAGTTCGATATGGATTATTAGACCAAACTGGCAAAATACATGCTGTAATGACTTTCGGACGCGGTAGAAAGTCACTGAATTCGAATGATAGTTGGGAACTAGTTCGTTATGTTACCACGGAACATTCTGTGGTAGGTGGCGCAAGCAAACTACTGAAACACTTCATTAAAACTTATAATCCAACACAAATTATAAGTTTTTCTGATTTGCGCTGGAGCACTGGCAACTTGTATCAAACTCTGGGATTTCGCAAACAAGATATTCCTAAACCAAGTTATTGGTATGTAGAAGATTATTCAAAACGCTTGCATCGTTACAGTTTCACAAAATATAAGCTTGTTGAAAGTGGAGCTGACAAATGCAAAACAGAATTGGAAATTATGCAAGATCGTGGATTCGATAGAATTTGGGATTGTGGCCAGCAAAAATGGATTTTATATTGTATCGAGTAGTGCATCGATCTAGATAAAATCTCATAAATAACTACATGAGATTCTATCAAATTCTTAGAGAATACAAACGAGAAATCACAGCCAAGAATCTTGGACCTCGTCTCTTGGCATCTGCTGAAAGAGAAAGCATCACTGATGTCGATCAAATTCTTGCTGCACTGGAAGAGATGGATCCCACTGCCACCAAGCAATACACTCTTTGGCTAGCAAATCAGTATATCAAGCAACAATTCAGATTAGAAGACAAACCAAGAATCAAAGACGTACTCGAAAAATTTATTAATGCGAAGTCTCGTCTGGAAAAGAAAGACATCAATCAGTATGATTTTCGTTCGCTAGAAGATCAGATGGATAAGATCTACGATGTAGGTCTCGACAAACCATCAGAAGAGGGCATTTTTGAAGTGCCAGAAGGGGCAGAAGTATTGTACAATGGCCCACTTGGTCTTCTTGCTATACCTAAAACAGAAGAAGCCAGTTGCGAATTAGGCAAAGGCACCAAATGGTGTACCGCCGGCGACGAAAAAAATCGATTTGCGTATTATAGCAAAGGCGGACCTCTCTATATCTGGCGAGACAAGAATGGAAAGAAATATCAATTTCATTGGGAATCCATGCAGTTTACGGATAGGCGAGATGAACCTATTAGCCAAGAGCAGGTGGACTATTTCAGAACCAAACACCCAGTTCTAAAGAAGCTCTTTGCTGCTAAAGAAAAAGAAATAGTAACAGATCCCGAATTGGCATACAGGTATGCCAAAGATGCCATAGGTGGCAGATGGCCTGAGGGTGAGGCAGCTATAGCAAAAAGTTCCCATTGGGCATACAGGTATGCCGGAAACGTCGTTCGTGGCAGATGGTCTGAGGGTGAAGCAGCTATTGCAACATATCCACAATGGGCATACAAGTATGCCAAACACATTATTCGTAGCAGATTTCCTGAGGGCGAGGCAGCTGTTGCAACAGATCCCGAATGGGCATACCATTACGCCAGATATGTCATAGGTGGCAGATGGCCTGCGGGGGAACCAGCTATTGCCGCAGACCCTCATTGGGCATCCATGTACGCCATGAATGTCATCGTCGGCAGATTTCCTAAAGGTGAAGCAGTTATTGCCAAATCTTCCGGTTGGGCATACGAGTACGCCTTAGATGTCATATGTGACAGATGGCCTAAGGGCGAATCAGCTATTGCCACAGATCCTAAAATGTCGTACTACTACGCCCGAGATGTCATCCGCGGCAGATTTCCTGCTGGTGAAGCAGTTATTGCTACAGATCCCGTTTGGGCAAACGAGTACGCTAAAAACATCGTCGGTGGTAAATGGCCATGAGAGCTAAAGATTTTCTTTTCGAGTACAAACGTGGGATAACTGCTAAGAATCTTGGGTCTCGTTTACTGGCATCGGCCAAACGAGAGAGTATAACAGATGTCGATCAGATCTTGGCTGCACTGGAAGAGATGGATCCCACTGCCACCAAGCAATACACTCTTTGGCTAGCAAATCAATACATCAAGCAACAATTTAGACTAGAAGACAGACCAAGAATAACAGATGCCTTGAGAAAATTCATCAATGCAAAATCCAGATTAGAACAACGAGACATCAACAAATATGACTTTCGTTCGCTAGAAGATCAGATGGACAAAATCTACAATGTAGAACTCGACGCCCCATCAGAAGAGGGTATTTTTGAAGTGCCAGAAGGGGCAGAAGTCTTGTACAATGGTCCCTTAGGTCTTCTTGCTATACCAAAAACAGAAGAAGCCAGTTGCGAATTAGGCAGTGGCACCCGGTGGTGTACTGCCGGCAACGAAGACAATCGATTTGAATCTTGTAGCAAAGATGGCCCTCTCTATATATGGCGAGACAAGAATGGAGAGAAATATCAATTTCATTGGGAATCCACTCAGTTTATGGATAGGCGAGATGAACCTATTAGCCAAGAGCAGATGGACTATTTCAGAACCAAACATCCAGTTCTCAAGAAGCTCTTCGCTGCTAAAGAAAAAGAAATAGCAAAAGATCCCGAATGGGCATACGAGTACGCCCGAGATGTCATTCGTGGCAGATGGCCTGAAGCGGAAGCAGCTATTGCAAAAGATCCCAAACGGGCATACAGGTATGCCGGAAACGTCGTTCGTGGCAGATGGCCCGAGGTCGAAGCAGTTATTGCAAAAGATCCCGAATGGGCATACTTGTACGCCAAAGATATCATACGTGGCAGATGGCCTGAAGCGGAAGCAGTTATTGCAAAAGATTCCGGCGACGCATACAAGTACGCCATGTATGTCATCGTCGGCAGATGGCCTGCGGGGGAACCAGCTATTGCCGCAGACCCTCAATGGGCATACTGGTACGCCCGAGATGTCATAGGTGGCAGATGGCCTGAGGCGGAAGCAGTTATTGCAAAAGATCCCTACTCGGCATTAGGATACGCTCTAAACGTCATAGGTGGCAGATGGCCTGAAGCGGAAGCAGCTATTGCAAAAGATGCCAAATGGGCATACCTGTACGCTAAAAACGTCGTCGGTGGTAAATGGCCATGAGATCTAGAGATTTTCTCATCGAGTACAAACGAGACATCACAGCCAAGAATCTTGGGTCTCGTCTCTTGGCATCTGCTGAAAGAGAAAACATCACTGATGTCGATCAAATTCTTGCTGCTCTAGAAGAGATGGATCCAACCCCCAACAAGCAATACACTCTCTGGTTAGCAAATCAGTATAACAAACAGCAGTTCCGACTAGAAGACAGACCAAGAATCAAAGACGTACTAGAAAAATTCATCAATGCAAAATCCAGATTAGAACAACGAGATATCAATAGATACGACTTCCATTCTTTAGAAGACGCAATGGATAGAATCTATAACGTAGAACTGCAAGCGCCGCAACAAGTTGCGCCCGAAACACAGCAGACTTTTGAGGTGCCACCAAACACAACAGTTTTATACAACGGACCTCTGGGATTACTGGCTGTGCCAAAAACACAAAAGGCCAGTTGCATTTTAGGCAGTGGCACCAAATGGTGTACTGCCGGCAAACAAGATAACCTGTTTAGCGAATATCATAGCGAAGGGCCTCTGTACATCTGGCGCGATAAAAATGGCGAAAAATATCAGTTTCATTTCCCGTCTGGACAGTTCATGAATTCAAAAGATCGTCAACTATCAGCCACGCTAATAAAACATTTTGCACACGATCATCCAGTTTTGAAAAAACTTTTTGCCGATCCCGGTAAACCCATCACCACCGATGGTAAGAAAGCTTTGCCATATGCAGATAAAATTTACAAAGCAAGATTTCCAGCCGGAGAATCGGCTATGCTAAAAGCAGCAAGTCGCAATAGTGACAAACTCTGGGATCTTTTTTATTACACATTAAGCTATAAAAAAGAACGCTGGCCAGAACTAGAAAAATTGCTTTTGAAAGACCCTCACAGCTTGGGATTACTCACAGAATATGCGATAAAGCGTGTACGAGGCAGATGGCCTGAGGCGGAACAAGTTTTAATAAAACATCCAGATCATGCAATATATTATGCAAAAAAAGTTCTGAAAGGTAGATGGCCTGAGATCGAGGCAGCTATTGCAAAAGATCCCAAACTGGCACACGAGTACGCCGACACGATCATCCAGGGCAGATTTCCTGCCGGTGAAGCAGCTATTGCAAAAGATCCCGGTTGGGCATACGATTACGCCGCAGATGTCATAGGTGGCAGATTTCCTGCTGGTGAAGCAGCTATTGCAAAAAATCGAGAATGGGCGTACTTGTACGCCCGAAATATAATCCGTGGCAGATGGCCAGAAGCAGAAAAAAAGATAGCAAGTGATATAGAATACGCATACGAATATGCACGCAACATAGTTAAAGGCAGATGGCCAGAAGCAGAAAAAAAGATAGCAAGTGATCCAGAATACGCATACGAATATGCACGCAAAGTAGTTAAAGGCAGATTTCCTGCTGGTGAATCTGCTATAAAACGAAGCATATTTTACAAAAAATATAAAGCGTTTGTGGAAAAAATCAAAGCCAAGAAAAAAACAACATAAAGGATACTACCGCCCCTGATTATCATCGTTTAGACATAAATAAGTGATACTAAACGGAAATTTTGATGGCAGCAGAATCTTTTAATTCGCAGGGCGGCTACACCGTCGATATACCACCTAGGCCCGTAATTGACGCAAACGGAAATGTTGTCTCTAACGTTTTTACCTCAGGTAACGTTACGGCTCAGTATGTCTATGCAAATAACTATTTGTATGCTAACGGTCAACCACTGACAGTCAGTGCAGCTGGATCTAACACTCAAGTTCAATTTAACAACAACGGCAACTTTGCGGCTAGCGCAAATTTCACGTTTAACAGCAGTCTTAATCTTTTAACTGTTGCCAATCTACAAGTCAATACTACAGCAAATCTAGGTAATGTCGCAAATGTAAAGATTTTTGGCGGTGTAAACGGTTATGTGTTACAGACTGATGGTCTAGGTAATCTAGCATGGACCGCTCAGACAGGCGGCGGAGGCAATGGTTCTCCTGGTGGCGCAAACAGTCAGTTGCAGTGGAACAACAGCGGCTCTTTTGGCGCATCACCCACGCTGACATTTGATGGCACAAGTAACACACTAAATGCGCAAATAGTTGCAGCACAGACGTTTGTTGGCAATCTTACCGGTATTGCAAGTAATGCCACGGTTGCACAGACTGTATCTAATGCAGCCCAGCCAAATATAACTAGCTTAGGTACGTTGACTGGATTAACGGTCAATGCAGCTAGTGCCAATCTAGGCAACGCAGTCATTGCTAACTACTTTGTAGGTAGTGGCATCAATCTTACCAATATACCTGGCCCAAACATCATTGGTTCTGTTCCATTAGCGGCAGCAGTAACAAATAATGCACAGCCAAATATAACCAGCCTAGGCACTCTATCAAACCTAAGTGTAAATGGCAATATTGAAGCTACCGGCAATATAAACGGTGGCAATTTATCTGCGTCTAATCTAATCACAGCAGATAGATTATGGATTAACACAAATGCCAATTTCACTGGCAATTTGAATGGTAGTGGAAATGTCAACTTCACTCAGTCAGGTAACGTAAATCTAGGTAATTTAGTCAATATTCATATTGGTGGTGGATTAAATGGTTACGTTCTATCTACTGATGGATTAGGAAATCTAGAATGGATTGACAATGGAAATGGCGGCGGCGGCGGGCCCAGCGGTTCTAACACTCAGATTCAATACAATGATAGCGGCGTGTTTGGCGGAAGCCCATTCTTCACGTTCAATGAAGTAACTAACACGGTAACAATAGCTGGAAATCTAGTGGCCAACGTACTGGCCATGGGTTCTGGCATAAATAGATTTTTTACGCAACAAGTGTTTAT